CTGGCAAGAAGTATATAAACAACAAAACAAATTAAGCACGAAAGAAGTTATATCAAGCGTTAAAAGTTTTGTTGAACATTTAGAAAGCGTTAATGATAGATAAAAAAATAATAGATAAATTCCGGGCTGCTAATGTGGCCCGGTATACCCTGGAAATTTTTGAAAATAACAGCACCATTGAATCTATAACCTATAAGGCACAAGCCTCAAGCAGCAAGCCTCAAGCAACAAGCGATACTCACCCGGATTTACTACCCAATCATGGACCTGAGTATTATGCACCAAGGCGCAGGCGTAAAAGAGTGTTGTAATTATAAGTAAATTTACTTATATTTACTTCCCATGGGATTACCAAAGATACTAACAGAACAACAAAAAAAATTTGCAGAGTTATTAGTTTTTAACGAAGGTCGCAAGTCTCCTACTGAATGTGCATTAGAGGCTGGATATGCTGAAGGGTCAGCACATGTAAGAGCATCTGAATTAAAAAATCCTAATAAGTTCCCCTTAGTCGTCAAGCATATAAATAATCTTAGAGCTGAAATGCAAAAAAAATATGAGATTACTTATGAAAAACACATAACAGAATTAGCAAGGATTAGGCAAGAAGCAATTGAAGCTAAGTCTTGGTCTGCTGCTGTTAATGCAGAGGTCGCAAGGGGTAAAGCTGCAGGATTATATATAGAACAAAAAATAATCAAGCATGGTAAACTAGAAGATTTATCAGAAAAAGAATTAGAAGAAAGAATGAAATCTATTATAGAGGAAAATAAAGTTCTTCTTCAAGAAGAGGATTTTGAAGAAATGAAAGATAAAGTTAAGAAGCCTAGAACTCTCAAGCTAGTAAAGCCCTTAGAAGAATCTACAGATTAAATATTTCTTCTTGTTGTGTTAGGGAAACGACCGTCTGTTTTAAAGCTTGTATAAGCAAACAACCAATCACTACCATACTCAGCCTTACAAAATTCTTTTATTCCGTCTGGTTCTTTCTTAGTATTAAATATATTTAATAGATATTCTTTTGATTTATTAGTTAAGTTAAACATAATCAAATGTTTATTTGAATTTAAAAAACTAAAAAGTGTTAAATTAACACAACAGATATGCCTAAGTTAATTTTAGGTGTTCTATTCTTAACACCACACCTAAAGGAATTACTTGAGATCTACCAAACAAATCATCTTGATCTAAATCATCCTTATCAGCAGATATTGTGATAGTTTTTTCATCTTTTTTAATTAAATACCCTAAAGAAGATATTTGACAAGGTTCACTATCTAATAAATCGTCTTTGCTCTGCCAAGTAGACAAACTACATTCGTTTGTATCTAACCAAACTACTCTAACTATATCCATATTTTTACTATAAGGAATATTAGACCCCCTTCAAGTTTAAATATAAATATAAAAAATTAGATTGCCATACGGCTAATGAGTTTGATATTTACCAGTGCTTACCACTACTCTGGTAAGTGTTTTTGATTGATTTAGCCTTATTTATCAACCATTCTAGCCATTTACCACCATTACCAGACCCTACCCTAGTAAAAATATTTTTTTACACATAGGGGGTCTAATATTCCTTATAGGTAATGCTCTAATAAACCTGCTTCGACACAGCTAAAGTTCATTTTCAAATTCTCCACGTCAGAGAACTCTTCTCGAAGAACTTGAAAATATTGATTACAATCGTCATAACTATCGTGAATAATTGATGATGACATGCGAACACATTTCTGATCAAGACCCGGACCAATGCAAACCCAACCTACTAAAAAGAATTTTAACAATTATTTTCTTGGAGGATATAAAATGGCTTTGTCTATCATACCACCACCTGCTTTTTTTAGACTACTAATGGCGTTAGTGTAGATAGCCTTAACTTCTTGATCAGTCATAGCCATTAATGCTTTAAGATCTTGTTCAGATAAACCTTGAGCTAATAGATTAATCTCTTTAATCATATCAGTTTTACTTAATTCCATGGTATTTATCTAGTCTCCTTAAAAACTCGTGTTTATAATATCTTAATTTTTCACCCTCTACAATAAATTCTTGATAATAACTATCAACACTACACATCATAATAACACCTTTGTTAATCTGGGTGCCATAAACATAATCATGAGCCATAGCATAAGCAGCTAATTGTAGAAAATAATCCTCGATCCACTCTTCTCGTTTCGGTTTGTTTGTTTGTTTAAAATCCATAATAGCGTCTTGGCCCTCGTGTATTCCTACAAGGTCAGCGGATCCGGCATAAAGACCAGGATAATGCATGACAGCCTCAATACCATAAACAGAGTTTACTTTCGATAAACCTTTACTGATAATTATATTAGCCATAACTCCTGCTCGCTGTCCAATAGAAGTCAAGTCCACATGTTTATTACCTTTGATATATTCTTCGATGATGTGGTGCATTACACTACCTCTAGTGGAGGCAGAGTTTTTAATTCTTTCTGCTTCTTGTTCCCCTACTCTCTTCTTCCATTCCTTTAAAAAACTTTTATCTTTCGTCTCACCTAGTATGGTTGTAACACTTGGAAGTTTTTCTTCACCCACGGCATAATGTCTGTGACCAGAGATTGCTTCTCGAATAGTTTTGGGATAAATAAATTTTTCATTAATCGCAATCGACATATTTTAATTTAACTCCCATTTCTTTTTGTTTTTTATTTAAACTTCTATGAATTTTAGTTCCTTTTCTCCCTGTAGCTCTGACAGAAAAACATTTAGAATCTATCAACGTACAATTACCGTCATCATCAACAGCAATTAAATCAAAGGGAGAGTGAGGATCAACTGCCAAAGCAACCCAATACCCTTTTTTCATGTATTCAATAGCCACGGTCAACTCTCCTAGAGCTCCCTTTGCAGATTTTTTAACCATTATTTTTTCTCTCTCTGGTTAATAGACCAAGCGATATAGTCTCTTAACTCTTTCTTTACAACAGGAGTATATCGTAATGTAGTTAAATTTTCTATCTTCTTCTCTACTTTAATAAGTCTTTGAACGACATTTAAAAACAAAGTATCTTTTTCTTTTTGATTTAACTTACTCCAATTATTTAATATCTTTTCTTCTTCTGCAGTTAGTTTTTCTTTTTTAAGTTGTGGCATTCTATTCTCCCATACTTGGACCGTGAGGAATTTTTTCCCACCAATTATCTAAATTTTTTTCGATAAGAGGTATCTTTGTCCAATTATATCTTTCTTTTAATATCTTAATAATGTGATCGTATTTATATTTCATTCACCATTCTCTTTTTTTATGTAGCTCCAGCTGTCTGGCCTAATTGATATAGAATTTACTCTTGGTAAATTATCTAACGTCTCATTAATCTCTTTTCTTTTCTCTGCCCTAACGTTAATTCCTTCAATAATCCATTTTTGAATTTCTTCAATTATATTTACAGAATTATCTTTTTGTAGGTATTCGATCTTTTTTTGTAGCCATTTAACTGTATCGTCTTGAGCTTTTAACTTAACCAAAATATTTTTTAATTTATGACGCTTAATAGCTAAATCTGTTTTACTTATCATTCGTTACTCTCTTTCTGATTGGATGATTGATTGTCCGATGTAGTAGGGGATGTGAGGGATGAGGCTGTTTCCGAGGGACTTAAGTCGGTCCACCCTGTTGGGTATCCCATGAGCCACTCGACCCACGTTGGGTTCAACGTCCCACCACCCTTCTTCTCTTTCACTGCCATGGTTAAACCAACTTGTTTTCCCATTGCTATTCGTCTTTGTATTGCTGGATCCGATAGGTTTCCCCGGTCCCTGTTGTCTGATGCGTTCGGAGTTGGCCACATCTTCACTGCTCCTGCTAACTTTCCCTTCTTCGCTATCTTCTCGTAGTTTGTATTCTCTCCTGTGTCTTTCCAATCTCTCGCTGCTGGAGTTGGCCATGATCTTCTCGTCACTGTGTTCATGAGAGTCTCTCCTCTTGTCACGTTCGTGCTCGGAGGATAAGCTCCGATTTGATCCTTCCAATCTCTCGATGTTGGAGTTGGCCATGTCTGAATTGCCATTGTCAAAGGTGTTCCCCCCTGTGCGTACTTCTTCGTTCGATTGTTTGCTGAGTCTGTCGTTGGAGTCGGCCACAATCCAGACTCTTTCTCTTTTGTGGTTGGCACCGATGCTAGCAGCTGAAATACTAAACGTCCTTGTGGAGTAACCTTCACTCTCCAAGTCCGAGAGTACGGTGTCAAGACCGAGTTTAATGTGTCCACTAACATTCTCTCCAATGACCCAAGTCGGTCGACATTCTTTGATAAGTCTAAAATACTCTGGCCAGAGGTGTCTCGGATCTTGCTCACCTTTTTTTCTACCTGCAACGGAGAAAGGTTGGCAAGGGTATCCTCCTGTGATGATGTCGATGTTATTAATTCCATTTGCTTTGAGTTTTTCATATGTAAGCTCCTTTATATCTCCATAAATGGGAACATTCTCCCAATGTTTTCTTAATACTTTTTGACAAAAGGGATCGTAGTCACAGAAAGCAACAGTTTCAAATTCTCCTGTTGCTTCTAATCCTAAACTAAAACCACCTATTCCAGAAAATAAATCTAAGTGTTGATACATTAGTTTATAGTCCTATCATCAATGTCTTCGTCTTCATAACCATGATCTTTTAGAAGTTTGAGTAAACGTTTTACTTCTTCAAGACTAGCCATGAGAAGTTCTTCCACTTTATCTCTTGGCATTTTACTTGTTATCTCTTTAAGTTTTTTTAGGTCTAATAGTTTTTCCATTGTTCTTCTTTCTCTGTAATACTGTTATTTCTTTTCCTTCTAAAAGTTCTTTTGTAGCTTCAAAAAGATCTTTGTTTACATTTATTTTTCTACCACCAGGTAAACCTATTTGCATAGGTTCGGATGGTTCCGGGTATTGCTCTTCTTGTTTTCTAAACTCTTCAGACTCTACCCAATCAGTAACGTAACTTCTAAATGCGTGTGGTTTCTTTTTCATCATTTTTCCTTTCTTCAAATTTTTCTAAACTTATCTCACCTTGGCTGTCACAAACATCACATTGAAAGAAATTATCCCAAGAATCAATAAGAACAAATCCATTACCCATACAGGCAGGACATATTTTTTTATTATTTTGTTGAGAGTTTTCCATTAAGTTTTTTTGCTTTCTCATTGGCTAATAGTTCTATTGTTTTAGAAATACTAAGTCTTGTATTATCTAACAAAGCACTACTAATTTTACTCAACTTATCGTGAGTATCTATATGAACAGATACTGATTTGTATTTATTAGTGTTCGGCATTTTTTATTTCTCCTTCCATTTTGTTATTATTTGTTCCCCTGTTGAATCATCAATATAATAAACCCAACCGTTCATTGTTATGTAGACACTTTCTTCTGATCTTTGATCTATCTTCATTTTATTTCTCCTATTATATGGGATTTTATACCATGTCGAGAGGGTATTGACAAGAAAATAATTGTGGATAATATAATAAATCTTCACCTTTATGCTCATCTGAGCTTTATTCTGAAGCCAGGTGAGCAGCTAATCTTCTAGTTCTACGTCTATTTCTAGTTCTTCTTCTTCTTTTTTATTAAGTTTATCTATAATTCTTTTACTTTCTTTTTCTAATTCTTCTGGTTGATCTATAAATTGAAATAAAATTTTACCATTAATCATCTGTTCATATCGTGAATGACAATGAAAACATTTATAAACTAATTTATCTCTAATATCTTGTTTAACTAAAGGTGTATATTCAGCACATGCATGACAAATTCCTAATACTACTATCATTGTTCTTTAAGATCATAAAAATAATGATCGTCATCTCCTGCTGTCCATTTGCTTTCTGTTTCCACATTGTATTCAATAGTAGACACTTTAAAATCTGGAACTTTTAATTTTGCAGGTGTTAGTGATTTATCAAAAAATAAACAACGATTATTTGGTTGAGCTGCAAAATGTTTATTGTCTAATCCTAATATATTAAATGATTTATGTTCTTCTGGCATTTCAGAATAACCACTATTCATTGTGTTAACGTCAGAATGACAATTATCGACTGTAAATAAATATTCACCTGTATACCAAGACTTAGAAGGTGCTAGATATTTAGCCTTACAACCAGCGATGCTCGATTTTGTAATCACAGTCATGTGATAACTAAAAGCATCCCATAACTCTAATTCTTCTAAAGGTAAATCTAAATCAGTAGGTTCTGATACAAATGCAGAGATAGGAAGTTTATCATAAAGTGCTCCATATTCTGGTAGATATGTTTCAAAGTATAAGGCCCTACCTTCTATAGATTTACAAGTTACCCAAACTCCCTCTACAAATTCACCGTGACCTTTTTGTAAATCATAGAGATATTGTTTTTTTACAAACACCTTTGTGGGTGGTACATTTGCTACTAAGAAAGACATTTATTTTATTTCGCCCCAATTTTTTCCTTTCTCGTAGTCTACCTTATTAGGTACTTGTAGGTCAACTGCTCCTTCCATAACTTCAATAATTTTTGAAGCCTGTTCTGGACTTTGCACAGAAATATCTAACTCATCGTGTATTTGTATGTGTGGCACAATACCCTCTTTGTATAAAGCTAACATAGAAGTTTTTGTCATGTCTGCTGCACTACCTTGAATTAATTTATTTAATGCTTTGTATGTAAAGGCTCTTTTAATCCCCGGTCCGTATTCCCTTAATGCTTGTGCATGAGGTAGAGATTTATGTACACCAAACGTTGTAGGTTCCCATAGATCAAAGTGACATACACGACCTCCAATTGTTCTTATACGTCCACTATCTTGAGCTCTTCTCGATACGCTATCCATAAGTTGTTTAACAAAAGGAGCGTTCTCATGATATTTTTTTATAAGTTTCTCAGCAGCTTCTACTTGTAATCCAAGTTCAGCCATGAGTTTATTCTTACCCATACCATACATTAAACCTAAGTTAATTGTCTTAGCTTGTTTTCTTTCAATGTTAGCCATATCGGCTACAGCCTGATGAAAGTCTGCGTCTGCATTTTTATAACTCTCTATGATAGTATCAACCGATCTAAAATTATCTAAGCTTGCATAGTGTACTAATATTCTTGGTTCTTGTTGTGAATAATCAAAGCAACCCCAATCACACTTTTCTTCTGGAATAAAGATAGATCGAATCATCGGTCCAAGATCCTTGTTCCTTGCCGGAACTTGCTGTAAGTTTGGATTACTGTAACTAAATCTTCCTGTTACTGTACCACCTTGATCGGAACGTATTTGATTGATGTCAGCATGAATTCTACCTCGATGTTCATATCTAATAATTGTATCTATAAATGTCGTATGAGCCTTATTGAGCTCCCTTGCTTGTGTGATATTTTTGGCCAAAGGATGAGGATGAGTTGCTAAAAAGTTTTTTGTAAAGCTAGGATTACCTTTATCTGTTTTATCGTAAGGTAGTTTTACTTTATCAAATGCTTTTGCACAACTTGCTGCTGCCCATATTTCTACATCAAACCCTACTTGTTTTTTAATATTTTGTAGGGCTAGTTTTTCTTTTTTAATTAATTCTTCTTTAATATCAGATGCTCTTTGCATATCAACACGAACACCTTTAAATTTCATATCAATCAAACAAGGAAACAAATCTGTTTCTAATGTAAAAATAGTCCAAAGATCTTGTGATGTAAGTTCTTGTTGTAATCGTTGCCAAAGTTTTAAAGTTAGTTCTGCATCTTTCTCTGCATAAGTCCCTACTTCCATAGCAGGTAATCTCCACATATCTTTCTTAGGATCTATGTTCCAATCTCTAGCTGCATCTTTTAAATTTGTTTCATTCTTACCAAACCCTACATACTCTTTACCCATAGAATCTAAAGTGTAACTAAATCTATTTTCATTAATTAAGGACCCAGCAATCATTGTATCAATGATACGACCATTGATATTTAAACCCATAGCCTTTATCCAAGTCACATCATACATAGCGTTATGAAATATTTTATTAGCATTAGTATTTAAAACATCCTGAAACCAATCTAAAACTATTCTTTTATCTAAATTACCACCACCCTCATGAGCAATAGGATAATATCCAGACCAACCGTCCACGGCAACGGCAATACCAACAACAAAACCTTTACCTGTAATAGCACCGGATCCTAAAACTGTTAAATTAGGATCACATGTTTCTAAATCTATGGCTATTTCTTTTGCATCAGATAAATTTTTTAAGTCTGTTGGAGGTAACCATTCTGTTTGAGGTTTAAACAATAAAGGTATTTGCATATTATTTATTATTTTTTTCTAATTCTTTTTTCCAGTGTTGGAGGTTAGCCTCTGATATATCTTTTACCAAATGTGGCAACCACGCAACATCTATCTCAGTTGGTTTTCCAACTTCGATATTCTCATATTCGTTTTTAGTTATACTATAGTATAATTTTCCGTCTTGATATACAATTCTCATAATATATATGCCTTCTCATAAT